CCTCGTTGAACACCACGATGCGGTGCCACTCGGTCTTTTCCTTGCGTTCACCGGTGGCCTTGTCCCGCCATGTCTCCGAGGTCGCGAGGCGGATGTTGGCAATAGGACGGCCATCCTGCGTGCTACGTATCTCCGGATCGGCCCCCACGTTCCCAATCAAGATCACCTTGTTGACGCTGCTCATGCCGCTGCCCTCGTGTCGGTGTCATAATTCCGGATGCGCTCGACCAAGACAGCCAAATCATCGTTGAACCGGTTGATCTCGTCGGACAGCGTTCGGATGAATTCCTCGTCGCGATACACGCGCACCTGGAGGATCGGCAGCTTCGGCCAGTAGGATACGAAATCCCACCACTCACGCTCCGAAATCCAGAGGTTGCCCTGCACCTGGGCGCGATGTTCCGGCGGCAAACGGCCACGCTCCAGACGATCAATCTGGATATCTGGCAGGGCGGTTTTGATCTCCAGCCCGCCATTCGTGCCAACCAGACTGTCTGGCGATGCGCCGCGATTGCCGTTTCGGATGAAGCCGACGCGCTGGATTTCGGCGTCGTTGATGAACGCGTAAGTTTCCCGCGCCTCATCTTCCATCGCATTGCCGCGCTCGGTATGGATGTTGGAGAATTGTTCGGCAGGTTCTCCGGTCAAGATTTCTCCGGCCAGTTTGCGCAGGTATTTTCCACGGGTTTTGCCATCTCCTTTTGCGAGGACCGTAGAGAAGTTGCTTGCCGTGGGTATCCCCAATCTGGCGCGCATCCACACTTCAGATCCTTGTTCCAAGTCTGTGAAAACAACCATCTCACTCATTGGACATGCCTCCACGTCTTCATTTGCGCGATGGAAGAAATGTTTGCGGCGGTCACACCAAATTCGGCGGCGAGGTGCTTCCCGAGGCATCCTTGAGATAGACGCCGCCTTATTTCGGAAACCTTCGCATCGGACAGCCGAGACATACCGTTCGCTGCGCCGCGCATGATGGTGCCGTGAAGCTCTTTGTCAGCTTCATTGGCTTGCGGCGTGTCCCACCGCAGATTCTCAAGCCGGTTGTCGCCAGAAATGCCATTTGAGTGGCACCCAAGATAACCGTCAGGGCAGGATCCAACGAACGCTTCAAGTACGAGCCGGTGCACCCATTTCCAATGATGCCTGCCTGACTTGCAAAGGCGAATGTTCTTGTGCCCGCTTTTCGATGTTTTCAGGGAAAGCGACTTCCCGCGCCTTGACCGGCCGTGAGACAAAATTCTGTCCACGCTACGAACGTTGCCTTTGCTCGAAACCTCGTAGTATCCCTCAAAGCCGACAACCGGACGCCACGCCTCGCTTCCCTGCTCCAGATCAGTGAAAACCTGCATCATTTCCGACCCCGCTTTGCTTCGAGAGCTGTCGCGGCGCGCTTGAACTGACTGGCGGAAATGTCCTCAAGGCGCGACACGCCCATGAACGCGAGGAAACGTTGGATATCTGCACCGGACTCAACGATCAGAGTGCGCAGGGTGCCGACCTGATCTCCCGTGAGCTTGGCAACATTTGTGGCGCTGTTCCCGTCGTCATCATCTTCGCCTATGGCGACGTTGAAGATCATCTTGAGAAGATACCGGGAGCCGTAGGACACAGCAGCGCCCGTGGCATGTGTCTTGGTCATCACGTCGCCGCCCTTGGCACCCTTCCCGTCAGCAGGCATATCGACGTGATATGTCCGACTGTGGCCGGCACGGTGCGACACCACGCAAACCACCCTGACATAGCTTTCAGCCGCGCCTTCGGACGTGTTGAAGCTCAGGGCGAACCCGTGTTTCGTGTAGATTTCCCGGAGGGCCTTATCTAAGGCGAAATAGGATGCGTATCGGCTCCGGGTCTGAGGATTGTTGCTGTCAGCAGCGACAGGGCGCATCTCAGCCTGCGCAACGGCCATAGCATTGTTGAATTCTTGCTCCGCCCCGCGGGACAGGACGCGCTCCTGCATCGCCAGCAGGCGCTCCATCTTGTCGATGTCAACATTCGGATCGCGGGCCGCCCGCTCGATCATGGAGACGATGGCGGTGGTTTCGCTAACCGCAACAGCGGCATCCTCTTTCCTGACAACTGGGTTCACGACGCCATCCTCCGATTGTATGCCCGGTGCTTACGGGGCTTGCCGCATTCGGCGGCGAGTTGATCTGTGATCAGGTGGACAAGGCGGCGCTGGACTGGCGAGCGGCGCTCATGGTGAACGGCCTTGTCCATCAATTCGCGCTTGAGGTCCCGGATGCGTTGGAGACGATGCGACATCAGTACCCCCGTGCCTTGCGAATGGCGCTCCGAGCCTGCATTGACGCGAACATGCCGGATACCGTGTAATTCTCGTCATAGTGCTGGATCATCGCCTCTAGAGCTTCCAGCAACTCTGGTGCAGCGGCGATCAAGCGTGCATCAGCGTCCTCAATAGAGGTGGCAACCAGCACGCCAGGATCAGCCGTGATCAGGAACTCCTTGTCGCTACCCTGAGCGCCGTTATGAATCCATGGACCTGCTGTGCGAGCCATCTCACCGCTCCATCATCCGATTGAGCCGATCAGAGACAGCGCCCTGCCAGCCGAGGTGGTAGCCGACCAGAAGGCAGATGCCGCCGACGATCAGCATGGAAAGCAGGGAAACGCCGGTCATTGCGTCAATCATCACGCGCTCCACTCGTTGAACGTTGATCAACTTCGCAAGCGTCGGCCGCAGCATTAATGAGGTCTGCGAGTTCCTGCGCGTCCTCGCGCGAGTACGTCACAGCATCATTCGACCGGAGCTTGATCGTGACGCGCTTCGCGCCAGCCCCATCCGTGATGGGGCCAACAGAGAATCTTTCGCGTTTGAAAGATTTCTCGATATCTTGAAGGAATGTGTTGTACGACATCACGCGCTCCACTCGCTACGAGCAGCGCGCGACAGTTCGGCGGCGTAGTCGCGCCGATAGTCGTATCGATCCTGTTCCTCGGCCTCGGCGGCATCGGTGATCGTAAAAGCCGCATCGCCTTCCAATGCACCAAACACCGGCCGGTCAAAGCAGCGCATGTCCAAATCAGACCAGTGGTCGCGTGCTTCCTCGCCAATCGCGAGGATCAGCGGATCAACGGCGTCAGCGATGTCGAGGATGGACTTGGACAGAGCCTCGGCGTGGTGGACACGGGCCGGGAGTCCGACCTCCTGCAATTCCAGAACGGCAAGGCGAAGAATGGCATCCGCCCTCGCCTGCTCCATGCCGGCAGGGGCTTTGGCTTTCAGGTGCCGTGCGCGGACGGCCAACTGGATGAGTTCGGCGGAGAAGTCGTCTTGGCTGGTCTGCTGGTGGGCCATCCCGTCCTCCATCGCTCTGTGAGCTGATGGAAAGACTTTAGCTGGACTAAAGACAGCGCGCAAGTGAAAAGTTTAGTGAAGCTAATATTTTTTGGTGAGACTCGCGCGACGCACCGGAGTACCATTCTTCCATAAAAAGGGAGGAAGTGATGAAACTGCTGATTTCGGCGGCCATCCTGGTCGCGTCCGTCGCCTCTGCCAACGCGCAGTTCAATAATCGTTCCGGAGGATATGGATCGTCTTACGGATCACCGTACCGGAGCTATGGCACCGGATCGAACCCCTCCAGCACCTATGTCCAGCCCCGGATCAACTCGAACGGCAATTATGTCGGCGGCCACCATCGGACTACGCCGAACAACACCCAATACGACAACTATGGAAGCCGGGGGAATTATAACCCCTATTCAGGTCGGACCGGCTCTCGCAGCCCGCGTTGGTGAGCTTCGAGGCTGATCCCTACCAATAAAGCCCCAAAACTGGGGCTTTATTTTTAACGGACGCGCTCCAAGAAACTGTCACCCTGCATTTTCCGGCAGGCCCAAGAGAAAGCGCGGCGAGGGCTGTCGCTATTTTTCGAGTGGTACATACTGAGGGCATGCTGGCGGCAATCTTCGAGAGACTGATCCGGCCCGACATACCAGTCTTGCCTAGAACCGTAGTGATAGCCAACCTCCGCGCGATAGGTATAGCCCTGCCAGATGGGAATCCAACCGAACCACCAAGCCGCGACTACCAGAGCTATAAGCCAAGGCATCGCCACCCCTCCCCCATTTCCGCCATCATTGCGCAAACGGAACCGGGCCACAACGGGGAAGCTGCCACATTACTGCCCAATTGGATTTGGATTTTTTAGGTGCGCGGTCTGCCACGGCCGCGTATCGTTCATGACCCCTTCCCCCGCGTCCGCCCGACTGCGGGGGCTTTTTTTGTCTAGGGGTGATCTGGAGGCCCGGAGGGCCGGAGACCAAACAAAAACCCCGCCGGTTAGGGCGGGGATAGATACGAAGGAGCGTGAACTCACGCTGTTATTGGCTTTGGAGGTACTTTGGAAAGATCATAGAAAAGTATGGGTGACTCGCTTTTTAGGTTTGCTTCGCTGCCAAGCAACACAAAACCACACGTCTCTTTATAGAATTTCACGGCCTGCTGTTTTGAATCCACGACAACGAAGCGGCATCCAACCCATTTTGAGACATAAGTTCTCGCCACCCCGAGCGAGAAATCAACAAGATGCCTCCCCAAACCTATTCTTTGAAACCGCTTATCGACGGCAAGTCTTGCTATTTTTATAGCAGGACAATGACTATGCGTGAAATCGGTAACGCCAAGCTCTTCTGATGATTCTGCTTCGATTTGTCCGCATACCAACGTAATATAAGCTACCAATTTTTTAGTATCGGTTTGAAATGCGCCATAGGTCTTAGCGAGATTTTGCTTCTGGTAGCTTTGCGCATGTTTGCTGAGGAAAGTTTTGAGCGGCACAAAATCGGGATGACCAAGAGAAAGCCCGGAGAATTTGTCTCCGGGCTGGATCTGCCTAATGTGTATGTCCTCAGCCACGCCTTAGCGTGAGCTTGACAGAGCCGTTGTTCTCCTCGAACTCGCGCAGCAACTTCAAGCCGCGCTCCATGCTCTGAACGGCAGCCTTTTTGGGGCGACCAAATTTGACTTGAGAGCGGAATTTTTCCGCATCAACGCCTGTAAGGACCACTCGCCCGAAAGAGTCCGATTTAATCATTTAAGGCACCTCCTTCTAGCTAGAGTCAGATCTCAGTTATGTAGAAAACCTGACGGGGCCGTCAACTTTCTTGACATTTTGTTCTACAGCTGGTACTGCAGCTTGCATTCGCAGCTGCAGCGGAAATGCCCATAATCTAGAAGAATTTTTTTTCTGTACCGAGCCTAACGGAAAAATTTATTTTCTCGTCGCGGAGAAGCGGCGCTTTCTAGGTCCCTTTCCCATCCCATATTGAGAAAATTATTGTAATTTTTGTTTTCGGTGTTTTCCGCTCAAGCTGGGGTTAACGTTCAGCTAATTGAACGGCCGTTATCGGCAGCAAAATTGCGTTTTAGGCCCCTACCTCCCCAGAACATACCGGGAGGCGCGCTAGGCAAATTGTTCTTGCTTTGTTCCGGACCGCTGACCAGACTGCCCCTATAAAATCAAGAATTGCAGGGGCGAAATGCAAAACGGGGGGATGACCAGGCGGCGCCTGGTTTCTGGAGTTATTGGGCTTGGGGCCTATTCTGGCTCGACCAGCCGGGCTGGGGCGGAGCGGATTGCAACGCCGGAGCAGCACGCGGGGGCGCTGGCGGAGGCTATGGCCGCCATCCACGGCGGTCGCTGGCAGGCGATTGTGGATCATCAGGCGGGATTCGTGATCGTCCGGCCGGTCAGTCGTCGTCGCCCAGAATCGCCTTGATCATGCGATATGCGCGCTCCCGGTCCTTCCCTTCCAGCTTCTCCAGTTCCTGGAACAGGGGCCAGAAGCTGTCCTCGGCGGGAGGCCCCATAAGCACCTCGGCAGGCGTGCATCCAAGGGCATCCGCAATTCCCTCCAATGAGTTCTGGGAATACCGCATCACCTCCCCTTCAAGCTGGGAAATTGAGCCCACGGTCAGGCCCGCCCTTTCAGCTAACGCCTCCTGACTAAGGCCAGAGGCAGTTCGCCACGCGCGCAACTTCGGAAGCCCCTTGATGTAATCCTGCGGCATTTTCAGACCCTTAGGTGGGAATGAAGATGCATCACGACGAAGACAATCGAACCATACAGTAACACTAAAATTCGGGACTTGACCGAGCCTTTAGCCATGCTAAAGTATGTATATGGATCATCTGCAAACATATCTGGCTCAGGAGCGAGGTCGGCTCGGGAAGCTATCAACGCATCTCGGCATCACACAGAGCGCTATCTCACAGTGGAGTCGGGTACCTGGTGGCCGGGTACTTGAAGTTGAGCGCTTCACGGGCATTCCCCGGCACGAGCTTCGTCCAGACCTCTATCCGGCGGAGTCCAGCACATGACTCCTTCCCGCCAGTCCCCCCGTTTCATCATCCTGAAAGTGGCACCGGGCCAATGCCCTCTCCATGAAGTCGTGGAGACTGACGGTGCCGGCCCTCCGGCTGCTGTCCCGGTCTGCACCAATCCAGCTGACTGTCAGCGCCGTGAATGCGGAAAGGGAGGCGATCAATGATCAGCCTCCCCTGTCAGCAACAATCAATCATCGACATCATCGTGCTTGCGCCCGGCGGCTGCTCCACTGCCGGTTTACGACCCGTCTCCATGGTGCGCGGGGCAAGACAGACCATGGACCATTCCTCCCACTCGCCCGTTCCTCCCTCCCATGCTCCGGGCGAGCACCTTGGGGCCGTGACCAACGCTACGGCCACGGCCCCTCTTTCTCACGACAAGGGGGCGTTGCCGTGAAGTGGAATCACCAAGCTCTGTGGAACGCCGCATTCACCGCCGCGCACACTGCGGCAGCCATCACGATTGCGAGCAGTACGTTTACGGTCGGCATTTTCTCCGCCGCTGCTGGATTCCATGCAGCCATGTGTCTCGTCACCGCCCACGAGTGGCGGATTAACCGCGCCTAACCGGGCCAACGGCATCGGCGCATTGTTGTTCAACGTCCGCAAGGCGGCCAAGCCAAGCGGGATCCAGTACCAGGGTTCAATCTCAACAGAGGTGTTTAGTTCAACCGTCGTCATGAACAGGACAATGAACGACGGGTTTTCCAAAATGCCGGAAAAGTTTTCCAGAGGCGTAAAAATGCGTGAGTTGGTGATGGCAGTAGCGGGGAAACGTATCCCCGGTGACACGAACGAAAGCTGGCTCAGGAAGGCGAGCCGGCTTGCGGGAACGTCATATCGGCAGGCAAAGGCCCTGTACTACGGCGAGATCACCGACCCGGACCACAAGACAGTCACCAAATTCAAGAGAGCGGCCGGTCGATATGAAGCAGAAAACCTCGCAAGCCAGTTCGAAGGCATCGCAGACGCGATGGGGCACAGGGATGCGCTTGAGTATAGCGCGGACGTTACTGCGCTTCTCGTCGCGGCTCGCGCGCTTCGCGGTCTGGCTGGCACCGGAAATAGCGATCCGTCAGTAGACGGCGACTGATGCGACGTGGGCCATTCGCCGCCCGGTCCACGGCAGAAATCGCAGAACACGGGCGGCAGCAGGTGACGAATGCTGAATGTATTCAATCGAAGTCAGACGAACAAGATCGAACCAGCGGCGAAGCTGTTTTCACAAACAGATTTGCTTTCTGCTCGGCGTGCAGAGGCATGGCTTGCCAGTCGTCTCAAGCGCGGCCAGCACGAACGGTTCACCGAGGAAGTCGAATTGACACCCGCCCTCGCTGAACTGCTCTTGCAGCGCAATCCGGCCAACCGCGTCGTCAAGGACGCTGTGGTCCAGCGCTATGCGGCGGACATCCGCAACGGGTTCTGGCAGGTTAATGGCGAGCCAATCATCCTGTCGCGCGACGGACTGCTTAATGACGGCCAGCATCGCTGCTTTGGGGTAATCACTGCCGGCCGTCCGATCATCGTCAATATCGCGTTTGGATATGAGCGTGCATCTCGGCTGACCTTGGATCAAGGCGCGACCCGGACGACCGGCGACTTCCTCGGCATGGATGGCGCTGCCAATGCGAACCATCAGGCCGTGGTGGCTGGACTTCTGTGGCAATACGACACATCGGGCACTATTGGCGACAACACCCGCAATCGGGGCACCAAGGCACAGGTCATTGAGAAATGGCATTCGTCGCCGGGCATTCTTGACAGCATCCACGTCGTGTCTCGCAAGGGCAGTGGCGTTCTCGGCGGGATCGGCAGCCTCGCCTTCTGTCACTATGTGTTCGCCCGCATCGATGCCAAGGCGGCTGACGCTTTCATGAAAAAGCTGGTGGAGGGTGACGAGCTGAGCAAGAAAGACCCGATCTATGTTGCCCGCCAGCGGATAATCGGTGATCGTCGGCTCAAGCTGTCAGAGCGCATCGAACTGATCTTCCGGGCATGGAACCGTTCGCGCCAGCGGCGCGGAGCCACCATCGCCAAGATTCATGGCCAGTTGCCGGTTCTGGAGCGCTGACCCATGATCACCGTTCGCCCAGACAAGATTGTCGTCGAGAACATCGATATCGGCCCTCGCCTGAGGACCGTCACGCAAGAAGCTATCGACGTGATGAGCACGTCGCTGGCTACCATGGGCCTGCGGACGCCCATCACTGTCCGAGAGGTGTGGGACGACGAGAGCGACGACGGCCGCTATGTTCTGGTGGCCGGCGCGACGCGACTGGCCGCCGCCAAGCATCTCGGCTGGGACTTCATCGACGCATTTGTCACTGAATGCACCGCTGAGGAAGCGGAGATGTGGGAAATTGCGGAGAACCTGCATCGCGCGGAGCTGACGGTGCAGGAGCGTAGCGAGCAGATCGCGAGGTGGGTGGAATTGTCAAAGGTGACGCAACTTGCGTCACCTTCAAATGTCCAGCCGAACGAAACTGGCAAGCGCTCGGCGGCCAAAACTCTTGGTGTGTCACAGCGGGATGTTCAGCGCGCCGTCAAGGTAGCCTCTATCACCCCCGAGGCCAAGGCAGCCGCCCGCGAGGCCGGCATCGACGACAACCAGTCCAAGCTTCTGGAAGTCGCGAAAGCCGAACCAGAGCGGCAGGCCGCTGTCGTCCATGAACTTGCCCAGTGCCGCACCTCGCCGCCGAGCAACCATCCGAAGGACGAGTACGAGCTTGCGACCGCATGGCGTCGGTCGTTTGAGCGCGTCTGGAACCAAGCGCCCCGGCAGGAAGATCGGGAATGGGCGCGTCAGTGGATCGACGCTCCGATTATGGACGCTAGGTTTGGGGGCTGACCATGACAGACATTGACGCCATCCTGAAAGAGCGCGGCGGCCGGTATGGATCGTTCGGCCATGTCGCGGACACCTATCGGTCCTTGATGCACTCGTATGAAATCGGGATGCGCAGAGGAAATCAGGGACTTAGCCGCCCGGCCGACGCAGACGTAGCCGTCCATATGATCCTGATGAAGATTGCTCGCATTGCCTGCGGCAATCCCAATCATCTCGACAACTGGGACGACATCCAAGGATACGCCAAGCTGGTGGCGGATCGGCTGCGGGGTCAGAAGTGACCGATCTTGTCATTCACCTCCCGACCCCTCCCAGCGTCAACAAGCTGTTCGCGAACAATCCGCGCGGCCGGCATCGCACCCGTCAATACAACGACTGGCGGTTCCAGGCTGGGCTCATGCTCAACCGGCAGGCCCCATCGCCTGTCCTCTCGCCCTGCACGATCCAGATCGACCTTGACGATAAGACGCGCGGGGACGCTGCCAACCGCGAAAAGGCAGTAACCGACCTTCTCGTCGCCCACGGCGTGCTCAAGGACGATTCCAAAAAATATCTGCGCCGCGTCTCCATCGGCTTTGAGCCTGATGTCGAGCGCGACCAGTGCCGTGTCACAATCAAGACTGAGGTGGCGTGATGGGCTTCAATTCGGTTGCGGTGATCTATAACGACAATTTTGCTCAAGCCGCCGATGATCCGCTCGCTGGAAAGCGGATGGTTGACGCTTGGCGGGAGATCGGCTGGGGCCACAGTCCGCCTGGGATTGAAGGCTGGTTCGGTTACGGGCAGTTCATCTGCCAGTCGCACGCCGACTACGATCAGATCGTGGTGGTCGGACAGAACCGTGGCCGGCGCATTCAGGAAGTGAATGACCTGAGCGCCTTTGGGCAGGTCGTAATTGCGGAGTGCCTGCAACGTCACGGCTGGTCGGTGAAGCGGCCAAAGAAGGCGAAGGTGGCGTGATGGGTATTCGAGAGGATCTACATCGGGCTCATAAGGAGCGGCAAAAACGGATGGCTATGGCCGCACTTCGGCACCAGATGAAAGACCGGACATTCAATCCGACCCCCGTGATCCACCAGGCCGGCCCGGAAACTCGGGTTGACGTGGCAAAGTGCTTGCCGCCGACCATGGCCTACAACCACGTTCCGACGACCGTTTCAGTCAGATTCCCCCATCTCACCGCTGACGGCCGCATCAAGATTGCGACAATAATTCAGGTCGTCGCGGACTATTTCGGCCTCTCGGTTCTGGACCTCAAGAGCGAGCGCCGTACGCTTAAACTCTCCCGGCCACGTCATATCATCATGTACCTGGCGAGGACTCTCACAGAGCGGTCCATGCCGGCCATCGGCCTCCAGATGCACCGCGACCACACCTCGATTCTACACGGCGTGCGGAAGGTGGAGCGGCTGCTTGCAGAAGGCGACGAGGCGATGCGACGGGATGTTGACGCCATCACCTCGCTGGTCAAGGCCCGCTCGCTTGTGTGCATCAAATCTCTGTCGATGGTGGCGTGAATGAGCCGTAAGCCTATCAGCAAAAAGCTACGCTTCGATGTATTCAAGCGCGACGGGTTCCAGTGCGCCTATTGCGGCGCGCACCCGTCTGAAACAGTGGTCCTAGAGGTGGATCATATCCAGCCCGTCGCCTGCGGAGGTGGAGATGAGATCGACAATCTTGTAACGGCTTGCTTCGCCTGCAACCGTGGAAAGCGCGACGTACCGCTGTCAGCCATTCCGCATTCCATCGCGGAAAAGACCGAGCTTATTGCGGAGCGCGAGGCGCAGATCCATGCGTATCACGAGGTATTGGCCTGGAGGCGACAGCGGCGACAAGAAGAACTTGACGCCGTAATCGATATCTACATCGCAGAGTTCGGACGCGATGAGATGACCGGGCAGAGGATTTCCAGCATACGCATGTTTTTGGATCGCATCGACGTTTTTGAGGTGCGGGAATCTATGGAGCTGGCGGTAGAGCGTAAACAGTACGCTCACCCTGCTTTTAAATACTTCTGCGGAATTTGCTGGAACAAAATCAAGAATGCTGAGGGCGTCCGTGTCTGAGATTGCCGCTCTCATCTCCGATATGGTTCGATCCGGCGTAGATCCTGACCTCATTGGGAGGACGGCCGCCGCGCTCGCATCGGTTAAGACCTTGGATGAGCAGGCAGAGCGCCGCCGTCAGAAGGATCGTGAACGCAAAGCACGTCAGAACAATTCCGCAGATTCCGCAGATTCCGCGGAATTCCACCCCTCCCCCCTTTCCCCTTCTTCTTTCCCCCCCACACCCCCCCATATAACTACCCCTATCCCCCCTCCCCCTGCTGCTGCTGCTTGCGCGGACGCGGGTTGCGAGGTTCTGGGCGATCCTCCGGCCGAGAGACCGGTTGCCGGCCGCCTTCCGGATTGGTTCGAGCCAGCCCAGCGGGTGCTGTTGGCCGCAGGGTTCGACCCGGATGACCCAGCGACGTTCGGCCAGCGCCCGTTTGTGGCCCGCTGGCTCAAGGATTGGGACCTCGAGCTGGACATCCTGCCGACCGTCACGGCTCTCACGGCTGCCCGGACGGCCAAGGGCCAAGGGCCGCCGCGCGGCATCCGCTATTTCGAGGCTGCGATAGCCGATGCCCACGCCACCCGCACGTACCCTCTACCCGAAGGCACCCCAGGAGCCCGGAATGTTCAAACCCGTAAGGATCGATCCAAGGCAAGTTGGACAGACGCCCTCGACCAACTCGGGGAGTTCGCCCGGCGTGAGCCAGCAGGAGGCGGCGGAGGCGGCGCGCAGGTTGTTCAGCTACTTCCCCCCGCGCGAAGTGGGTGACCCGATGGTGGTTCTGGCCGGCACGGTCGAACTGCTGATGCAGTATCCGCGCTCGGTGCTGGCGTCTATCCTGAGCCCGATTTCTGGCCTTCCGGCCACGATGAAGTGGGCTCCGTCAGTGGCGGAGATCCGAGAGGCGTGCGAATCCCGGATGGCCCCGATCCGGGACCGACAGAGAGCGCAGGCGGCTTTGCGGGACCAGTTGCAGGAGCGCCAGCAGATCGAGGACCGCTCATCCCGCAAGTCCTATGACGAGATAGCCGACGATCTGGCGCGCCATGGGATCAACATCCGGGCCGGCCGTTCCGCCGGATCAGCAGGGCAGTCCAAAGATCAGTTCAAAGAACGGTTCGGGCTGTCTGATGCAGACTTTGACGCCATTCCTGATCAACCGATGCAGGAGGTGGGATGATGGAAAATCCAATAATTGCGCCTAAGAAACGGCGGGCTCCTGGAGGAGGCCGCAAGCCGCAAGGGGAGTTCCATGGGAAATCAACAACCATGACAACCCGGATAACGCCAATGCTCAGGAAAGCTTTGGATGAAGCCTGTGAGGCGAGTGGGCGGTCACTCTCTCAAGAGGTCGAATATCGTCTTGCACAGTCAGTCATGACTCAATTCATGCGCAAAGAAGGACTCATCTCATGAGTTTCACTTGTGCCTATTGTCGATGGTTCGAGCCACAAAGAGGCTGAAATCCTCTGATTGTTTCACGTGGAACATAAAGGAAACGGATATGGGTGAAGTAATCGATGGTTACGGTGGAGACCGAGATCTGGAATACTCTGTTTTCTCTGACCAAACCGGCGGCTTCATATCCTTAACAAGGGGAATAGACGGCGAGGACATCTTGGTTGAAGTTGGATCAGACGGAGATGGGGCGTGCTTCATGATCCGTAGCAAGGAAATGCTTGAGGGCATCATCAGCGCTCTATCGGAGTATGGCAACCGTCTTGCCGGAAAGAGAGGTCACCAGTGGTGATCTCTCCCGAGTGAGATCGGGCCTTGTCCCAAAATAGTCCTGCGTATCCCCCTCCACCTATCTGCCAAGGCAGGACCACATGGCCAAACGCAAGCTCAAGCGCTCACAGATCACGCTGGCAGGACCTAACGGGCCGAAAGTCTACGAGCGGCTGGCTAACCACCTGCCGTGGCGGGCGGAAGTTGAGGCGGTCGAGGTGGACGATCCCATGGAGAAGGGCGGTAAATTGCTGGTCTACAGGAATCTTCGGGACGATCCGCTCGCCCGCCTCCGCCGGCAGAAGCAGATCGAGGAAGCGCAATTCCTTGCCGGCCGGAAATGGCAACGCGCCTATGAGATATCCGAACTGTCGGGCTCCAAGGCTATCGACACCACCAGGGATGTGGTGGACGGCGGCCAGATCGCTCGCAGCGACGAGATGACGGATCTACGCACTTTTGCGTTTGAAGATCTGGCGGTCGCCCGCGCCGCAATCGGGTCCGGAGGTGATAATCTGATGCGAGATTTTCTTGGTGCGGGCATGGGATTGGCCCAGATGGCCACCAAGTACGGCAGGCCCGGAAAGATCGGTGCCGAGTATTTCGGCTGCGTCGTCCGGCAGTATCTCCATTGCCTCGCCGTTGCTTATCGTTTCCTTGGGAGTGAAGCACGGGAGATGTCGTCTGATGAAATCAGGAAGCGGGATTCGGATAATCAGCAGCGCCAAAGGCTTGGCTTGTGAATAGCGGGTATAAACTAATCACGTCCATTGCAGGTACACCCGCACAGTCGTAGGGTAAAAGTCGAGATGTGGGACTGCGCCCTGATGGGTAGTAATCCCGATAATCAGTGCGGCGGCGTGGATGGACACGCCCTCGGGCGGCCACATGTCCTAGGTCTCCGTAGCTTCGAGCTAAAAACGTGGAGCCGGTATCAAGCCCGGTCCGCACTGAAACCCTCGGCAAGTCGTCCTGTCTCTCCGAACTGTCTCCGGATGGAGGCGTGCCCGTCTCTCGGCGGGATAGGAAGCAGGACGCATCAGACTTATGTGCAGAAAATGCACAGAACTCGGGCCGCCCCTCACCGGGCGGTTTTTTCATTGGGTGAACACATGACGCTTGACCCGACCACTTATGAGTACCTGAACCCCACAGACGAGCAAAATATGGCGATGTCCCGAGTTCGGGCTGCGGCCAAGGCATATTCGGACATTCTGGACAGTGAGCTTCCGGACGGACCCGACAAGACGTTTGTTCTCCGCAATCATCGGTCGAATGCAATGTGGGCAAACGTTGCCATTACCCGCCATCCCAACGGTTCGCCGCGGTGAACTACCTCCCCTCTCACTCTCTTACAGAGGACTGAATGGCTGAACGTATCGGGCGTCCCTCCAAATACACGGAGGATATGGGCGGGAAGGTCGTCGCCCTGATGTCCGAAGGACTCTCTCTGACGGCGGCGATGGCTGAACTAGGGTTTCATCGCGACACGGCCTACGAATGGCAGGCCCAACACAAAGACTTTTCCGACGCTGTAAAGGTTGGACAGGCCAAACGGCAGCTTTTCCTTGAGCGCCGGCTGATGGCGGCGGAGATCGGACCAGTGGTCACGTCGTCCATATTCGCCCTCAAGAACACCGGAACCGGCGACTGGCGCGACAAGCAGGACGTGGAGCATTCCGGGCCGGACGGTAAGCCCATCCAGATCCAGCGCATCGAGCGCGTCATTGTCGATCCTGCAAATCGAGACAGCTAGGGCTTTCCAGCCCCTGCTGGCCCCTGCTCGTTACAAGGGAGCGCACGGCGGGCGCGGGTCTGGAAAGTCGCATTTCTTCGCAGAGATGCTGGTCGAGGACCATTACGCCAACCCCGGCCTCCGCTCAGTCTGCATCCGCGAGGTGCAAAAGAGCCTCAAGGAGTCGGCCAAACGGTTGATCGAGGACAAGGTGCAGGCCCTCGGGTTTGGGCCGCATTTCGATTGCCAGCGCGAACAGATCAATACACCAGGCGGCGGCGTCATCCTGTTTCAGGGTATGCAGGACCACACCGCAGAGACGATCAAATCGCTGGAAGGTTTCAATCGGGCGTGGATCGAGGAGGCGCAGACGCTCAGTGAGCGCAGCTTGACGCTTCTCCGGCCGACGATCCGCGCGGAAGGTTCGGAAATCTGGGCTTCATGGAATCCGCGTCGGCCGAAAGATGCAATCGACGCCTTCCTGCGAGGCGAAAAGCCGGATAACGCCATCGTCATTGAGGCGAACTGGCGGGACAACCCGTGGTTTCCATCGGTCCTTGAAGATGAGCGGAAGCTAGACCAGGCTCGCTATCCGGATCGCTATGAGCACATCTGGGAAGGTGGATACGCCAAGGCATTCGAGGGCGCCTATTTCGCCCGCCACTTGACAGAGGCCAAAGCCTCCGGCCGCATCGGTCACGTGTCTGCCGATCCGCTCCTGCCGATCAGGGCCGTGTTCGACCTTGGCGGCTCCGGGGCGCAGGCCGACGCCATGGCGATATGGATCGTGCAGTGGGCCGGCGACCGCATTCTTGTCCTCGACTACATCGAGGGCGTCGGGCAGGTGCTCGCCTATTACGTCAACGAGCTTCGATCGCGAGGCTATCAGGCTGCGAGCTGCATCTTGCCGCACGACGGCGTGAACGAAAACAACATCACCGGCAAGCGATACGAGGACCACATTCGCGATGCCGGCTTCGAGGTTCAGGTTGTCCCGAACCAGGGCAAGGGCGCGGCTTCGATGCGGATCGAAGCAGTTCGGCGCATTTTCCATAAATGCTGGTTCAACGACGCGGCAACGGAAGCGGGTCGTGATGCGCTTGGCTACTACCACGAACGCAAGGACGAGGCCCGCAACATCGGCCTTGGCCCGGAGCATGACTGGTCGAGCCATGCGGCCGATGCGTTCGGCCTGATGGCGGTTGCCTACGAAGAACCGCGCGGGAAACTGGTTCCGAAGATGATTGTCGGGCGCCGGCCCGGCTCATGGATGGGCGGATAGCACCACTTGGCAGACTTTGACACGACGCGCACCGCCTATTCGGGTAGTGATGCGCGGAACATTCTGGCGCGCGCCCGCGACGACTGGGACCGCGCGCACGAAATGGACCGGGAGAACATCCGGCGCGCGTATGAGGATCTGGAATTCCTCGCGAACGAGGATAACGCGCAATGGGACGCAGAGCAAAAGAGGAAGCGTGAGGCGGAAGGCCGCCCCACTCTGACCGTCAATCGCCTGCCGCAGTTCGTCCACAAGGTGACCGGCGACATCAGGCAGATGAAGCCTAGCCTGAAATTCGTGCCCGTCGATAACGGTGCGGATGAGAAGGTGGCGGACCTATATTCCGGCCTGTCGCGGTATATCGAGAACAGGTCCGATGCGCCCGCCATCTACTTCCGCGCCGCGGACAGTCAGGTTGCCGCGGGCATCGGCCATTGGCGTGTCACGACCGAGTATGCAGACGACACGACGCTGAACCAGGAAATCCGGATCGCGCCGGTCGACGATGGCATTTCGGTGCTATGGGATCCGGATTCCAAGCTGCCCAGCCGGGAGGATGCGCGGTATTGCTTTGTCCCGGTTGATATGAGCCGGGCGCTGTTCCAAAAGAAATATCCTGACATCACGCCTTCCGACTTCGACGACGCCACATGGACGCACAATTCGTCGTGGGTGGATGCCGATTTTGTTAGAGTCGCGGAATACTGGGTCCGTGAGCCGATCCAGCGCACGATTGTGTTGCTGCCGGACGGCAGTGTTGATGACATCACAGACGCGGAGGACAAGGCTGCGCTATCGGATATCGCGGTGCGCTCCGGTGCGCGTGTCGAGAAGCGACCCGGACATAAGGTTGTTCGCTACCTGATCACGGCTTCCAATGTCCTGTCCAAGGATGATTGGATCGGCCGGCATATCCCGATTGTCCCGGTTCTGGGTGAGGAAATCCGGATCGGCCGCAAGGTCATCCGCAAGGGCATTGTCCGTGACGCCATCGACCCGCAGCGGATGGTCAACTATTTCCATTCCGCTCACACTGAGACGGTAGCCCTACAGCCCAAAGCCCCGTTCATCGGGACCGAGACGAACTTCGCCAAATACCAGGAGATGTGGGAGCAGGCGAACAGCCAGAATCTGCCCTATCTCGTCTATGAGCCGGACTCAAAGAACGGAGGAACCGGCCCGCAGCGCGTCCAGCCGCCAGTGTCATCGCAGGGCATCCTCCAGGGTCTGGAGATGGCGCAGGAGGACCTGAAAGCAGTCACGGGCATTTATGACGCCAGCCTCGGCGCGCGGTCCAATGAGACATCAGGGCGGGCTATCGTGGCTCGCCAGCGCCAGTCCGACCTTGGCTCATATCTGTTCATCGACAACTTCGCCCGCGCGGTACGCCGGACTGGCCAGATCATCGCGGACCTTATTCCGCACGTCTATGATACCGAGCGCAAAATCCGGATCATGGGCGAGGATGGCAAGCTCGATATCATCGAGATCAACCGGGCGAATGGTGAGGGCTACCTGAACGACGTGACCATCGGTTCCTATGACGTGGTTGCGACGGTCGGCCCGAATTATGCCACACGGCGAGAGGAAGCCCGCGAAGGCATGACCAGCTTCATCCAAGCTGCCCCGGCAGTTGGGCCGATTGTCATGGACCTTGTTGCCAAGTCGCAGGACTGGCCGATGGCGGACGATATCGCCAAACGCATTAGAGCAACCATGCCGCCTCAAATCCTTATGATGGAGGAAATGGAAAAGCAGGGCATGGAGCCGGAGCAGATCCAGCAAGCTCTACAGCAGGCGCAGCAGCAGCCTCCGGACCCGGCCGCCATCAAGGCGGAGATGGATGCGCAGCAGGCGCAGGCCAAGCTGCAATTCGATCAGGAGAAGGCGGTTATGGACGCTCAGCAAGCCGAGCGTGAGCTTTCCGTTAAGATCATGCTTGAGCGCGAGAAGATGCAGATGGACCAGCAGACCCGGCTGGCCGTCGCCCTCATTCAGGCCGGCGTGAAGGAGGAAGAAATGGCCCTCCGTGCCGCAACAGCCTGGCAGACACAGCAGGCGCGGGAAAGCGCGCCGCAACAGACTTCGTAGCAGGACATCGGATCAGCCGGTTTCCGCACGATGGCAGGCCCCTTCGGGGCCTTTTTCATTGGGCCAACAATGAGCACCGAAACTGACGTGACGGCCGCCCCTGAGGGTGCGCCGACCGAAGGCGCGACCACAACCGAAGCCGCTGCCCCGCAGAATGTGGATCAGCAGCAGCTCGAACAGAGCCAGCAACAGCAGACCGACCAGCCGAACACCGACGACGCGCAGAGCGAAGCCGGAGATGCCGAGAAGCCGCGCCGACCGTCCCGCACAGACCGCATGAAGCGGCGCGTGCAGGCGATGAGCACGGAGATCGACAATCTCAAGGCTCAGCTTGCCGAGAAGGATAAGGCTGATCGTGAACCTGTTGAGGCTGACTTCAATGGCGATTACTTCGCCTTCATGCAGGCCAAGACCGCATACGATGCGCGACGGGCCATTCGCGAGGAACTGAACGCAGACCGAATCTCACGGCTCGAAGATCAGCACAAAGCGCAACGGCAGGAGTTGACGGATTCCTTTGATCAGGGCGTCAACGAACTGCGGGGTCGCATTGCTGACTATGACGAGACGGTTGAGCGATATGCCCAGTCCGGCGGCCGGATTTCCGATGCCGTCCGCGACGAGCTTCTGGACAGCGATCAAGGCCCTCTCCTTCTTTATCACCTCGCCAAGAACCCGGCGACGGCGCAACACCTGAACCGCCTGTCGCCCCGCGAGGTTGCGCGGGAGATCGGACGCATGGAAGCGTCCCTCAATCTCCCCTCACCCCGAACCCAAACCAAAGCACCCGCCCCGCTCGCCTCCGTCAATGGTGGCGCGTCGCCTCCGACCAATCTCGCCTCGCTGGCGAAGTCGGATGACGCGTCCGCCTATTGGGAAGCAAGGCGGAAGGGTGCCGGCTGAAAAGGCATCTGAACCATGGCTAACACGACCCTGACTGCGGATATCATTGCGGCGGAAGCCGTTGGTATCCTCGAAAACAATTGCGTGATGGGCGGTCTCGTCTATCGCGGCTACGAGGAAGAATTCTCGAAGCGCATCAACGGCTACACGGTCGGCGAAACTATCTCCGTCCGCCGTCCTGCCGATTTCACCGTCCGCAGCGGCCCGACTGTCGAGATTCAGGACGTTGTGGAAGGCAAGCTGAACGTCACTGTGGACCAGCAGAAGGGCGTGGACTTCAAGTTCTCGTCTTCCGACCTCACCTTGCAGATCAAGGACCTCTCCGAGCGCATCATCAAGCCGGCTATGATCAAGCTTGCGAACGAAATCGACCGGGACCTGACTTCGCTCTACAAGGATGTATGGAACTGGGTCGGCACGCCGGGTCAAACGGTTGATTCCTTCAAGGACTTCGCCCTGGCTCCGGAGCGTCTGGACCTCGGCGCGGTACCGCAGGACAACCGCAGTTCCGTCCTTTCGCCTTCTGATCAGTGGGGTATGCTCGGCTCGCAGACTGCTCTGTATATGCAGGATGTCGCCAAGGATGCCTACAGGCGTGGACGCCTCGGCATGATCGGTAATGTGGACACCTACTCGTCGCAGAACGTGCAGGCCCACACTGTCGGCGCGGCCGCTACCACTTCGGCAGTTGCAGACGCTCCGGCCGGCAATGGCGTCCTTTCCACGACATGGGAAGCCACCAAGGACACCGGTTACATGTACCTGTCCACGGATGGCTGGAGTTCCTCGTCGCTCAACAAGGGCGACGTCCTGGAATTGAGCGATGTGTACGCGGTCAACCCTGTCACCAAGGCCAAGCTGGCGCACAAGCAACAGTTTGTGGTTCTTGAGGACACGGCTACCAGCTCCGGAGATACGGCGATCAAGATTTCCCCGCCGATCATCACGTCCGGCGCTCACCAGACGGTGGACAAGGCTCCGACCGATGGCACCACGACCATTGCCAAAGTTGGCACCGGAGGTACCGCTTACCCGCAGAACCTGGTGTTCCACAAGAACGCCTTCTCGCTGGTCATGGTGCCTATGGTGAGGCCGCCGGGTGCCGTCGATGTCTCCCGCAAGTCCTACAAGGGCTACTCGGTTCGCGTCATCCCGTTCTACGATGGAACGAATGACGTGAGTTCCTGGCGTCTGGACGTTCTCTACGGCGTCAAGACCGTTGACCCCCGCCTCGCCACCCGCCTTTCCGGCACGGCCAGCGCTTAATCAGGAGTTTTCATCATGGCTTCCAAGCAACTCTCTGACGGCGGCGCCGAAGGCACCGTATTGGGTCAGTCCGCGTCGGACCTGATTTCCCTTCACGGCGCGACCCCTGTTGCCCAGTATGGCACGGTAGTCACGCTGGCGACGGGTGCAACCATCGCAACTGCCGTCACGGTGGTCCAGCAGGTCGTCGAGGCGCTGAAACTCAAGGGCATCCTGCCCAGCGCATGAAGATGCAGGTGCAGGCTATCGGCGGCGCGTCGGAGGAAATTCTGGCGCGTCACCGGGTCCATGCCATCAAACTGGGCTTTCCCCGACTGGGGGAGGCCCGCCTTCCTGACGTTGCAATCGTTGGCGGTGGCCCGTCTATTCTAGGCCACGTCGAGGAACTGCGGTCCATCGAAGCGGAGGTATGGGCCATCAATGGGGCATGGCGCTGGTGCCGCGAGAACGGCATTGACGCGGCATTCCTGAGTGTGGACCCGCTTCCCGCGATTGCCCGCATGGCCCGCGGTGCCGAACGGGCGATCCTGTCCACGTCCTGCCACCCCGACGTGTTTGCTACGCTCCAAAACGCGGATGTTGAGGCTGTCCATGTCGGAGGCGACGACGGGCTGTTGAACGGACCGACGACCGCCACCACGGCCCCGATGATTGCATTCGAGCGCGGTCACAGGCGCGTCCTGTTCTACGGCTGCGAAGGCAATTTCGACCGAATGACTCACGCCTATGGCAACTGCCGCCCGCTGGACGACCTCGTGAGGGTCGAATGCGGCGGAAAGGACTTCCTGACCAGCCCTGACATGTTGTGTCAGGTGGACTTCCTCGCGGCGCTGCTCCGGTCGTGCCCTGACATCATGATCGACCGATCCGGCGGTCTCTTGAGCGCGGCAATCGCGCACGAGGACGTGGACGTTATCGCCCTCTCCCCCAAGCTTCGGGATGAGATATGGCCTACTCACTGACCGATCTGGCAACCCGTATGCTCAAGGACTTGGGCCTTGTGGCAGCGGAGGAAATGCCGAGCCCGGATGACCTGGCTTGGGCAAAGGAGACGGTCGAGGGTGAGGTTACTCTGCTCGCGGCCCTCAACATGCCGATTTGGAATGGGTCGGCCATGGCGATCCCTCCGGCCTACCTCACGGCCTTGTCGCGCAGGATCGGTCTGGCCATCGCGCCGTCTTTCGGTCTGATGGATCAGGCGACGGCCATGGCTGCCATGCGAGAGGCGGAACGGGCGCTGTCCAGCCTATCGGCACCGCGAGGCATTCGTCCTTTGACCCTGCGAACCAACGACGTGATGGGCCGATGACCGCCGTTCCCATCGCATTCCAGACCAACCGGGGCAAATACGCCTTTATGGGCGTGACCTCGCTGGTGAATGCGTATGCCGAGAAGCTGGGCGAGGATGCCAAGGGGATGCTTGGCGTGATGGCCTGTGATGGCACCCTGCCCTTCGCCTCCGGTCCGGATACGCCGTGCCGTGGCGCGATTTACTGCGACGACCTGCAATGCGCCTATCTGGTGCATTCGTCCAGCGCGTGGAAACTGACATCTGACGGGGCAATGACGCGGATCGGGACCATACCCGGCGCGTCGAAGGTCACGATCACGCGCAATCAGGCGACGATTCCGCAGATCGTAGTGCAGACCGATGTAGGCTGCTACGTCATTGCGTCTGACTCGGTGACGCGGATTGTTGATCCGGATCTTCCGTACGATACCAATTCCGTGGATTATCTCGTCGGATACGTCCTCTATTTCGGGAGCACCGGCCGCTGGTACTATTCCGAGCAGTCGGAAGCGACGATCATCGACGGCCTGTCGTTCTATACAGCGGAGCAACTTCCAGATCGGCTGGTGCGCGGCTTTGTCGATCGGTCCGAGCTGTTCCTGTTCGGGACCAAGGTCACGGAGGTTTGGGCACCGACCGGAGACGCCGAGGACCCATTCCGCCCGCGTTCTGGGTCCAGCACCATTCCCAAGGGCCTGCTGGCGAAACACTCGGTTGTCTCGACGGACGGCTCAATCCTGTTCGTCGGCTCTGATGGCATTGTCTATCGGCTGAACGGCTACACCCCGACACGGATCAGCAATCACGAGGTGGAGCGCGCCATCGAGGCCGATCCGAACCCGGAAGCCATCGAGGCCATGGCGTGGGCCAGTCAGGGCCATAGCTTCTACAACATCACGGGCTCGAACTGGTCCTATTCCTACGATGCCGCAACGGGCGTCTGGCACCGGCGCAGGAGCCATCAAAAGACCCGCTGGCGACACTCCAACGCCTTCCAGGCGTGGGGCAAGACCATCGTGACCGACCGCTTCGGCGGGAATGTCTACTATTTCGATTCCGACACGACGACCGAGGCCGGCGCGCCGATGATCTGGGACGTGGTGTCGCCCACGATGCACGCCTTTCCGAACGGCGGGATTGTGGATGCGATGCACTTCGATATGGCGACGGGCTATGGCCGATTGCTACCGACCGATCAGGGATATGATCCGGTGGTCATGCTGTCGTGGTCCAATGATGGCGGATCGACCTTCCCAATCACCCGCCACGTCTCCCTCGGCAAGCGGGGCCAGTATCGGACCCGCGTGACCAGCCGTCGCCTCGGCCGCTTTGGGCCTCAGGGCCGCGTCTGGAAGCTGTCCGTCTCCGACCCCGTTGCGCGCGGCCTTGTCGCCGCAGACGCCGCTGTCCGGCCGCTGAAACTGTAATGGCAACACGCAGGACGACGCTGCCGCGCGTCGATATCGATCCGAACCTCTCCGATTATCTGGAGGGGCTGGAACGGCTGATCTACGCGCTGCAAGACGCGCTCAAGGCACAGGGCGGCGGGACCGAAACCAGCCTGACTGAGATCAATCAGCGCATCGACACGCTGTCCTCTGACCTGACCGCCAAGACCTTCCCGGTGATGCCTGCCCAGCCGGACCTTGACCCGGACACCGCAGACGAGGCGGAAATCTCCACCGCCCACAACGCCCTTCTGGCCGCCCTTCGCACCTCTGGCCGTATGGATACCTGACCATGGGATTCTTTGACGTATTCTCCGGTGCCGACGCGGATAAGACCGCGCAGGCCGCGGCTGCGGACAAATACCGCAAGCAGCAGGAAGCCAACGAGCGGATGATCCTTGCCGGCGAGAAAAGCCGGGATCAGTTCGCCCAGCTCGCTGGTTCTTATGATCCATATGTCCAGGGAGGCCAGCAGGGATACCAGACTTATCTGGCCGCGCTCGGCCTGGCAGGACCGGAGGCGCAGGCGGCAGCCCTCGATACCTTCCGCGCCTCGCCGGGTTATATGGAAGGTTTGACGCAGGGCAGCAACGCCATCACGGGCAATCGAGCGGCGCAGGGCCTGCTGAACAGCGGCGGCACCCTGAAATCGCTCAACCGCTTCGGGCAGGATTACGCCACGCAGAAATTCGGCGGATGGCTGGATCGTCTGTCCGGCCTTGGTGGTCAGGGCTTGCAGGCCACGGGCGCGCAGGTTGGAACCACGGGAACGGGCCTCAACAACGAGTTCTCCGCCCGCCAGTCCGCCTATCAGGGTGAGCTTGGCGCGGCAGGCACGATTGCAGATGGCATGGTGGCCGGTGCCGGTGCGCGGGCTGCTGGCGCTGGAAATATCGCCGGCCTCGGCATGAACCTTGCCGGTATGGCGCTGGGTGGCGTCGGCGGGCTCGGTGGCCTTGGAAGCACGCTCGGCAATCTCGCCGGGGGGTTCGGTGGCGGCGGTGCCACCAATGCTCTGATGGGACGCATCTACTGATGGCAAACCAGTTCAGCATCCCGGTCCCGTCGATCCTCGACGCCCTGTCGGCTTTCGACAAAGGCTATAGTCGCGGGGATACGTGGCGCAAAGAGGGCCTGGTGCAGGATGCTGGTCGCTCGTTGCAATCCCGTAATTACGGATCGGCAATCGACCAGTTGATGGGGGCCGGTCAACTGGACGCTGGCCTCAAGGTCATGGGCTTGCAGGAGGCAGAGCGCACCCGTGGTCTACAGGCGCAGGCGGGGCAGAACTTTCTCAGCGCGTTGACCGGACAACCTTCCGCAGGAGCTTCCGGACAGTCGGCCAGTGACCCGCAATCTTGGGGCAACGCCATCGCCGGGATCGAGTCCGGCGGCAGATATGATGCCTTGGGGCCGCTCGTAACAAAATCGGGTGATCGGGCCTATGGCAAATATCAGGTCATGGGTAACAATATTCCGGAGTGGACGCAGGCTGCCCTTGGTCGGCGGATGACGCCGCAGGAATTCCTCGCTGATCCGCAGGCGCAGGACGCGGTGTTTCAACATCGCTTCGGCCAGTATGCCGCAAAATACGGTCCGGAAGGTGCTGCCCGCGCGTGGTTTGCCGGCGAAGGCGGGATGAACAACCCGAACGCCAAGGACCAGCTCGGCACGTCTGTCCAGCAGTATGGACAGCGGTTCGCTCAGGCTGCTGGCGTCACGGCGAACGACGCCGACCCGGCAGCAATCCCCCCGAATGCGCGTCCGGCGCAGTATGTCGTTCCCGGCACACCTCAGGCGAATGGCCCGACTTCCGGACAGCCCAGCGGCGGAATGAACCTGTCGCTGCGTGCCCAGCAGCTCATCGGAGCCATGGCAAATCCGAACCTCCCCGCGAATATGAAAGACGTGGCTAAAACGCTACTGGCGCAGGAGTTCGAGCAGAACAAGACACCGGAAGCTGTCAGGCAGTATTTGTTCGCGAAGGGTCAGGGTTTCCCCGGCACTTACATGGATTTCCAGCGAGACCTGCGGAAGGCCGGCGCAACGAATGTAACCGTCGGCGGCGAAAGCTTGTCGCCGGGCCAGAAGAAGATCGACGAATCTTTCGCAGACACCTATCTCCGATGGAACACGTCAGGCTTTGCGGACTCGGCCAAGCAGCTTACCCAGCTTAACGAGGCGCTGGGCATTCTCGAAAAGGGCGGCAATGTCACCGGCGCTGTTGGTGTGCTTCCCGATTTCCTCCAGCCGTTCATCAACGAGCAAGGGACCATTGCCCGGGAAGGGGTGGAGGAAGTTGTCCAGCGGTCGCTGCGAGAAATTCTCGGTGCGCAGTTCACCGAGAAGGAAGGCGACCGATTGATCGCACGCGCGTTCAATCCTCGCCTCAAGCCGGAAGAAAATGTAAAGCGCGTCCGCCGTCTTTTCGAAACCATCAAATCCATGGGAGAATCTACGCAGGCCATGGTGCAGTATTTCGAGGAACACGGCACGCTCCGGGGATACAAAGGCCGGCGCCCGTCCATGGGAGATTTCAACTGGCTGGGAAGCGAGACCGGCACGCCGAAAGATGGGGCCGTGGCGCCTGCTATCCCGACGCCGCCCGCTGGCTTTCGGATCATTGAATAATGCCTATCGCAGTCAATGACCAAACCGGGGAAACGATGTTTCTCAGTGATGACGGCAATTGGCAGAAGGCCAAAACCGCCGTTAATCCCCAGACCAAGGAAATGTTGGCCTTCGATGGCAAGGACTGGCGCCCGGTGCCGCAGCAGTCCAAGGGCGTTCTTGGCTATGTAGACGATGCGGTTCGTTCTCTGGCTTCTGGAATGACATTCGGGTGGGCTGATGAACTATCAGCCAAGGCGAATGAGCTTGCCGGCAACGGGACCTACGAGGAAAACCTCGCCGCTGAAAAGCGCCGCGACCAGCAGATCCCCACAGCTATCAAGGTGCCCGGCGAGATTGGCGGGGCTGTTGCCGGAACGCTGGCGGCTCTACCTGCAACTGGCGCAGCCGCCGCAGCAACTGGCATCTCCAAGCTACCTACCGTCGCCCGGATGATGCTGGGTGGCGCTGGGGGCGGCGCAACCTATGGAGCCGGCGAAGCGAACCCCGGCGGTCGCGCCCAAGGAGCGTTAGAAGGCGGGGCCACTGGATTAGCCGTTGGTGCAATCGTCCCCGGTCTAGCACGAGGTGTCGGCGCGACGGCAAACGCTGTTCGCGGAGCTATATCCCCGCGCGCAAATGTAGCCGCCGACCTCGGTCGGGCAATTATGCGGGACGCTGACACTCCGGCGGCTCTTATGGCTCGCACGCAGGGTTTGCAAGCGACCCGCCCCGGTGTTGCGGCGCTGGCCGATGCTGGCGGCGAGAACGTCCGTGGGCTCGTTGAACGGGTCGCTCAGACGCCCGGCGCCGGCCGGACTATTGTGGTCCCTGCCCTGACAGGTCGTCAGCAGGGACAGATGGCGCGCTTGAGCACTGACCTACGCCAACTGACGGGCACCAGCAAGACTGCACATCAGGCCATTCAGGAAACTATGGCAGAAAGGGCGAAAGCTGCCCGTCCCCTCTATGATGAAGCCTTCAACTTCAATGCTCGAACCGCCCCAGAAATCGAGCAGGTTTGGAACCGGATCACCAGCACTGGCTGGGGCCAGCATGTTCTACGCAGCCCCGATTTCCGAAGAACTCTACAGACCGAATATGGGATTGCAGACGTTAGAAACGCGCCTCTCATGGTCCAGATCGACGCGTGGAAGAAGCAGGTAGACGGTATAGTTGGAGAAGCCGTACGCAAGGGGAATGCTAATCAGTCGCGCGTCCTCTCCGCAATGCGTGATGACCTAATCGGCGTCGTCGATCAACATAATCCGGCCTATGCGAAGGCTCGTGATGCTTGGGCTGGTCCATCCAGATATTTGGACGCGGTGGAGGAAGGTCGCAGAATCTTCGATACCAAGATAGGTGCGGAGGAGCTTCGGGCGGCCTTGCAACATATGCCTGAGGCTGAACGGGAGGCTTTCCGCATAGGCGCTGTCTCATCCATGCTTGGCAAGATGGGCAATGACCCGGCGAAGCTGGGGGATATGACCAAGTATTTCCGCTCGCCCGAGATGAGGTCGAAGGTTGCCGCTATCATGCCGGACGAGGCGGCAGCGGCCAAATGGGCGGACAGACTCAACTTCGAGGTGACTTCTTCCGAATTGACCAGTCGTGCACTGGGCAACTCTGCTACAGCGCGTCGTCTCGCTGAACGTCAGGACGCAGATGGGATCGCTGGCGACCTCATTATGGATGCGTTCTCAGGAGCGCCGCCGGTTAGCCTGCTGCGGCGGGCAATCGGTACGGTTCCGAAGAAAATCCGCGACACTCTTCGGTCCAGGTCGGACGAGGTTCTCGGAGAACTGCTGACAAATCCGGATTCGATGAAGGAGCTTACCCGCGCAATTGAGGCCGTTGGCCGCCGGCAGGCGTCGGTTGCTGCACGACCAACTAGAGACGCCGCCGCCATCGCCGGGGCGAACTCCTATCTGCTGAATGATCAGCGATAGTTGGTGCGGTCGGGGTCTATGCGGGGAAGCTGGGAATTGGCGTCGTCCTCACCGTCCATATTGAAGTCCGGCCACCAGCCGTAGTGCCAACGGAAAAGGCAGAACATATACAAAGCCCCGACACCGAATCCGAGGCTGATTTGCCATCCGGCGGCATTGGCCACTTGGGCAAAAAGATAGATGAGAACTATGACGCTGGCATTCGCCAGCCAGAATGCCCAACGAGGAAGGTCAGTCATAGGATTCGCGCTTCCAGACTCTCATATAATCGGCAGCGCGAGAGAGTTCATCCTTGACCTCTCGCAACTCGCTTCCGGTGGCGTACATAGGGTTCTTCCCCCAATCCAGCATCCAGACGCGTATCAAGTGATGGATTTCCAGAAGAAGCCAGACCACAACTAACAACGCGATAAGAATACCCGCCGAAATGCTCAAAAGGGCAATCTCAAAGGTTGTCAATTCGCTCTCCAACTATTTCCAAGGCCGTCCTTCTGGGCGGCCTTTTCATAAGGAACACGTCAATGTCAGACTTGGTAAAGGTGCTGGGCAAGCCAGTTGGCCGTTTCCTGGCTGGCGACCCTCCGGAAAGCCCCTTTCCCCGTGATCTCAAGAACGATGATGCCGTCGTTATCATCAATGACGCCTTGCGAGCGAAGGACCCCTATGATGTCAGCTGGGGTCCTCGGTGTTTCAATAATCCAGATTGACTGGAGCGGCCAGCAGTAATCGACGGCGGTTTTTAACGTCTCGTGTAGTCGATACCAGTCCGTTGAAGTGACTTCGCGCCGCAGATCGTAGCTCACCACATATTTCGACATCGCGCCCCTCCCACAATTCAGGGAGGGTACCGCACCTCACAACCTAGAGTCGAGAACTAACAAGGTCGCCAGCCCGGCGGCCTTTTCTTTTGAGGTCCGCCCGTAATGGCAGTGCTCATCCGTAATTCGCTCTTGCCGGTCGTTGATGAAAACGGCTTGCCGCTCGCTGGGGCGAAACTCTACATCTACGCGGCCCAGACGACAACGCCGCTCGCGCTGTTCTCAGACGCTGATTTGGCAGTTCCGGCCGCGAACCCCATCGTGATTTCTACTTCCGGCGTCTGTCCCAAGCGATATATCGCGCCAGCCTCCTACAAGATCGTCGCCAAAAAGGCGGACGGCTCGTCCTTGGCGGATTACAGCGGCGACGACATTGACCCCGGCATTCCCCTCGGTGCGGGCGCCCTCGGCATTCCATTCGGCGGCACCGGGGCCACGGACGCCGGGACGGCCCGGACCAATCTGGGCGTGCCCTCTCAGGGCGAGGTCAACGGGCTGGCCGGAGAGGTCGCCAACGTCACCGGCCTGCTGGTCGGACCGGCCGGCACCCAGATCGGCGCTGGCACCACGGCGCAGCGCCCCGGCAGTCCCGATGATGGCAAGCTCCGATACAACACGGACAATGACCGCTTCGAGGGCTACGAGGACGGCGAATGGCAGGACGTGATGACAACCGGCCAGAAGGCCGATCAAGCCATCATGGAGGCCGCGACCGATAACGACACGTTCGTTCCCCCGGCGATGATGATCCACCACCCCGCCGTCCCGAAGGCTTGGGCGCTTATCAAGAATACGTCCAACGGCACCTATACCATCGAGCAGCAATTCGGCTTTTCTGGGTTGGTCAAGAACTCGACCGGCGACCTGACGCTGACGCTGACGAACGCAATGTCCACGGTAGTGTTCCCGGTTGTTCTCGGATATCAATCTTCCGCGACCTCCACCCGCACGATCTATGTCAAGGCGCTGACCACCACGACTGTCAGGTTCGAGATTCAGAATCCCGGAACCGGCGTCTCCGATAGCGGCACGGACTATATCACCGTGGCCGTGTGGGGTGACCGCTGATGCTGGCCCGCTCCGGATATGGCAGCGGCGGCGCGCTGATGGAAGTCAGCGGCGAGATTGCCGCGAATGCAACGTGGTCCTCCGCCATCTATTTCAGCGCGGCGGGTGTGCCGACAGACCTCACCGGCCTTTCCTTCCGGATGACCTTCCGCGCCTGCGACGGTGCAACCAGTCCCAGCCTCACCCTCTCCACGGACGATGGAAGCCTGTCCATCGGTGACGATGACGACGGCAATCCCTGCGTCCTGAATATCATGGTCCATCCGCCCATCAACCTGCGCGGCGATTACGTCTGCGACCTCGCCTCAGAGGACGCAAACGGCGTCGTGACCGCGTGGGCGCACGGCGTCGTGACCTTCCGGCCGAACCCGGTCGCCTTCTAACTCAGAGACATCGCCATGCTTCGATTCAGCCAGCCCTCGGGCGGGGCAGCTATCAGCTTGTCCTATTTCCTGCGTGGGCCAGTCGGCGCTGATGGCCCGGCCGGCGCTACAGGCGCTGGCGTCGCCACTGGCGGCGCAGCGGGCACCATTCTCCGCAAGCAGACAAGTTCTGACTACGAAACTGCGTGGGACACGGTTGATAACGTGGTCGGCGCCGCCAACGTCACGCCGAGCGACGAGAGCACTTCCATTGCGCTCAAGGATGTGGCCGCGCTGGGAAAGTTCGCGGTTAATGATGGGACAGTCCGCCGCTCAAATGAACAGCGATGGTCCGACGAAATTCGCGCCAGCGACTATGACGTTGTTGACGACAGTATCACTGATAATCAGCTGCGCATCTCGAATATGTGCGCTAAGGCAGCTCTGCTTGGCAAAAAGTCGCTGGTATTTGATTTGCCGGGGAGTATTCGGGTTGCGTCCCCCGGAGCATTTCCTGTGTTTCGTCAAGACCACACTCAGATCAGAGGAACGGGTACGACATATTTCTTGATCGACAGCAACGATCAAGGAGACTTTCTGAATTTCTCACCGGAGGAAAACCAGCACAACGTTGGTGCAATCGACCTCCGCGATTTCAACATCTACGCGACAGCGGACACAAACACAGGGCGCGCACTCGTTCTCCATGATGTCTTCGCTGCCAAAGTTCATAACGTCGGCCTGTACGCCCATTACGCCTGTATGACGCTTATCGGCGGTGGCGGTCACGAGTTCACACAGTTCCAGATGGCTTCGGACGCGGCGTTCGCTGAATACCGCGCCAACTCGTACTTACTGAAAATCGAGAAATCTCCATTCCGGGCAGGCGGTACTCTCGGAGGGATTATCCCCTCCGAAATCCACTTCGGTCTTTCCGAGTGGCGAGGGCAACAGATCAACGGGCGTTTATCCAAGAATATCTGGATCACATGCGCTGACGGCATTTGGTGGGAATCAGGCGGCCATTTCGGCATGTGCCGAGATGAAATCATTCTGATTGATCCTGCTAAAGCGTTCGATGGTGAAGCCCAGGACCACCAGATCACGGCCATCTATATGGACGGCGTGTATCTAGACAGCTGTCCTCTCGGAACCGGGCTGAAGATCACGCAGCCGGAGGATTACAACGGTGTCGCTGGCGCATTGTCCTTCGACTTCCGGTTTGTAAACGACTGCAAGATCGGAGCGGATCTAGGCATCGACCAGATCGCCCTATCAAAACTTAATATCGACGGGACGAACGGAACGGAACGGCCTGTTATTCTCCGGAGCAATGCTGGCGCCGGCTCGTGGGAAGTGAACCTCCGAGACGCGATAAGCCTCAACGAGAACAACGACGGCTCTGGCGGCGTGGATGTCCTTGAGGATTATTCCCATGCACGGATTATGACTTTGCGAGTTCGCAAAGGGCCGGGCGTCGCCCCTGAATTCGGTCTACGCGTCGCAAGCGGTGCACAGGACATCCAAGTATTCGACCCAGAATTTGAAGGCTGTACGGCCGACATCCTCGACAGTTCCGGAGGACAGCTCACCGTTTTCGAGTCCTCTGAGTGGACGAGGACGTGGACTCCAACGTTGAGTGTCGGGAGCGGCACGCCGGGCACCCTGACCGTCGCCGCTGCGCGATATAAGAAAATCGGCAAATGGGTCACTGTTCATCTCGAGATCGACAGCGCGTCAGTCGGAACAGCCTCCGGTTATCTGATGGCAACGCTTCCGTTCACCCCAAAAAACGGCACCTTCTCTCGAAACGGCATTGAGGTAAGAGTAACTGGCGCTTCTTTGCGTGCGCTGCTTGTTGGTGGCGATAACAAAGCGTACATCACCCGCGATGATACGTCGTATCCGTTTAGTGGTGACGACCAACTTGCGTATATGGACATAACCTATGAAATCGAGTGATAAAATGGTCTTCGTTCGGGTCCAGAAGCCGGCGACATTCTCCAAGAAAGATACTGACCCTTTGTCCCCGGATGCCAATACTGAGCTATCAGCATATGATGCGCGCAAACATGGGCAGGACGACCTGATAGGAATGAATAAAAAGAGTTAGCAAGACGTGTGTTTAAAGCGGATCGATAGGGAAGCGTAGTTATACAGTATAATTAATAGTTATATGCGACAATTTTCCATTGCGATAGTTGATGAGCTTCGTCTAACGTTGCGCGGGGGGGGGGATGATGTTGAAGACAGCGTTATTCATCGGCGGGTGCAATGCTCAACATGTGACGCTCAAGTTACCTGGAGCCACCCAGGCAGGACAAATTTATCGCATTCCTACCGCGATGTTTGACCCCCTTTCCCAGTTTAATGGGTCTGATCTTGCTTCCGCGCTCGGAGATGCTTATAGCGCCGTCGAAGAACACGACGACGTGTTGAAGCGCATGAGATACGAGGCATCTGGGCGCTTCACGCAAACATTAACTAACACTGACTTCGATGCTATAATCATCGACTTCTGGCGAGACAGTTATCCGTCCCTGATTATGTTGGATGGGAAGCTTCTCTCGATTGGCGTGGAACTCCACGATAAGCCAGACCTTCGAAGGCTTCTGGAGAAGCGGTTTAAACGGATCCAACCTGGTGACAGGCTATATTCGAGGGCGTTCGGCCGTGGGCTTAAGAGTCTGTCTGGCATCATCGCCAGCCATCAGCCTCATGCGAAGGTTATCCTTTTGGACTGTCCGCCTACTGCAATTTCGGTACGTGGCGGGACTATGCAGGATGCGAAGGCGTATTTGGGCGCCGAAGTATACTCGGGCTTCTACAGGGATCATTACCAGAGAGCGCTCAAGCGTTATAAGTCCGAGATTAGCAGTTCGCACATCTGTGCCTTTGGTGATGTGACGTGGACGAGTCCTGACGCCCCATGGGGTGAGGCGTCATTGCATTACGATATGCCTTTTTACGAGAGAATGGCGTGGAAGATTAGCCAAGAAATTCTGGCCTGATTTGTCTCCCGATATCTAAGCTAACAGCCGCCCCTCCGGGCGGCTTTTTCTTTGCCCGAAAGGAAGCCATGAAGCAGAACTATTCTGCCGCGCTCTCGCGCGTGCTCCGGCATGAAGGCGGCTTCGTTCACCATCCGAAAGACCCCGGCGGGGCGACCAATCAAGGCATCATTCAGACCACCTATGACGCCTATCGCCGGCAGCGTGGTCTGCCCACACAGTCCGTCCGGAACCTCACCTCTCAGGAGCGGGACGCGATCTACAAGACTCAATATTGGGACAAGATCGCCGGGGACCGGCTGCCGCTCGGCGTCGATTATGTCGTGTTCGACGGGGCGGTGAACTCGGGCGTGGCGCAGTCCGTCCGCTGGCTGCAACGGGCGCTCCGGGCAGATGGCCTATATTCCGGGCTGATTGACGGGCTGGTTGGGGCGAAGACTCTCGATGGCGTAGACCAGCACCCGGACCATGACGCGCTGATCGGGAGTATTTGCGACCAGCGGATGGCCTTCCTCCGTGACCTCAAGACGTGGGGCACGTTTGGCAAGGGCTGGACCAATCGGGTCCGGGAGGTCCGGACTGGCGGACAGGCGTGGGCCATGGGGTCCGTCCCCGGCAAGGCCACGGCCGGCGCGGGCGCTGCCAAGGCGACGGAAGCCGATACCAAGATCAGCAAGACCCCCGAAGGCAAGGTTGCCGTCGAGGAAGCCAAGTCCGGCACGAGCCTGTCCGGTCTCGGCAGTCTGGCGTGGGCCAATTTCGACACCGTGACCGCCCGCCTGTCCGACCTTGCCGCCCTTCCCGATTGGGCTGTCCGGATCGCCCTCGGCGCGGCCATTGTGGCTGGCCTCGGCTATGGCGGCTACCTGCTGGTCAAGGCCGGCCGTCGCTGGTGGCAAGCCCGGCAGGACCGACAGCCGGCGCCTGTCGCCATTCCCGATATGGCTTGAGCCATGTGGGATTCCATCTGGACCTGGTACGGCCTTGGCGGGGCCGTGATGGCGTCTGCTGGCGCGCTGGCGTGGTTCTTCCCGCCCCTCCGCAAATACGCCCTAGCCGCCGCCCTGACGGCCGCTGCGGCCCTCTCCGTCTATCACAAGGGCAACCGGGACGGCTCCCGCCGGACGCAAAGGAAATGGGACGATGCTGAGACCAAGTCCGCTGACAAGGGCCGGAAGGCCCGCGATGATGCTCGTCGGGATGTTGCTGCTGGCAGGGTGTCAGACGACAAGTGGTTCAGGGACTAGCGCGGTGTGCGCGGGTCAGGAACCAATCCGCCCGTCCCGTTCCGACACGCCAGAAACCATTCGCCAGATCATGGAGCACAACCGATTTCTTGAGCGCCGGGGATGCCTGTGAACGGCACCAATGACGGCGACCGGCCGCCGAATGTCGAACCCACGGGTCTGTTGCTGGATCTCGCCCAGGCGCTCGGCCGGATCGAGGGGCAAAACCAGCTCATCCTCAAGGAGCAGGGGCGCGCCTCCGAAAACCGGAAAGAGCAGTACGAGGCCCTTGAGGAAGTCCGCTCGAACTTGGCGGAAATGAAGCGGGACGTCACCAGTGTCACCGCCAGCGTCGCGATCATGAAGCCCGATGTCGATGAAATGAAGGGCTTCCGAGCACAGGTCGCACTCGGAATGGTCTTCGTCACCGCCGTCGTTACTGGAGCCATCAACCTCATATGGCTCGGCGTCACCAACCTGGGCCATATCAAGATTTGGCTGCGCGAATTCCTGCGCTAGGGCTCGCCTGCCGGCAATCGTGCGATAGGCAACCGCTGATCGGGGACGCTGGACTTGATCCGTCGGTCTGGCGGGGCCAGCGTCACCAGTGCGTCCACGAGCGTTCTCGCCTGCTTCTTTGTCATCCGATTCCGAACGCTTGCCCGGACGGCATCGTCGTCAAAGTAGACGTAGAAAAGCGAGCGGCCGGAGCCGTCACAAACGTCGAAGCTTTCCTCGTGTTCGGTCACGGACCACGGGCTGGGGAATTGGGTGCGAGACAGCATGAGACCTCCATATTGCAGGCTCTCTTTACCCAAGAACATTCCAAGAACATACTGTGCCCCTTTTTGTGTCGGCGCTTGACCGCAATGTTCGCGGTATGTGCGCGTCCGGCGGACCGTTATTTCCCTTGCAACACGCTGAAATACCAATAAAAACGGCCCTATTGCCGGATTAGCTCAGCGGTAGAGCAGCGGTTTTGTAAACCGAAGGTCGGGGGTTCAATCCCCTCATCCGGCACCACCCGTTTGGAAAAGCCGGCGTGGCTCCTTAGCGCTTGGTCTGGGCG